CCAGTACGATCGGAGAACGGTTTTATTGGAGCAACGAAAAACGCGACTACAGGTGCTTTTACAAATGTATTCGCAATAAGTTCAACAGGTGTGTACACAGGTACAAAACTTGTAGGTCAAGGAACTGCAGACGTAATCGTAGCAGCAACTGCTGGAACAACTGAGGTTGAATTTTCTCAACCGAATAATTCCATCATTACTTCAATTGATATTGTTTGTACTTCCGCACCAACTTTAACGGGCGCAGGTGATATTGGTTTCAAAGTAGGAACTGCAACAGGTGGAGCGCAATTAGTTGCGGCTGTAACTGATGCTATCTTGGATGGAGGAACAACTGTTCCTGCAGGAGCTGGTTACAATTTAACGTTGATCAATACAACAGGTACATCAACAAAAACTGTTTCTCCAGCAGCTAACGTTTCTGGTGCTGCAAGAAATATTTTCTTGCAAATTACAAATACTGTAAACGCATCAGCTAACGGTAACATGAGATTTATTATAAACGTACAACAGTTTTAATAAATAAAATTAAATGGTGCTCCTTTGGGAGCACTTAATTAGGAGAAAATATGTCAAGTACAAGTATACAGGCGAAAATGTTTAAAGCTGTTTCAGCAAGCACAACAGCTATTGCTGCTGTGCAATCTCCATCAGGTTCAGGAAATATGACCTTGACTGGATCTGCTGTGAATGACGGCTCAAACATGTCAACGACTGTTACACTAACCTCTGCTAACAATAATGCTTCTGTTTCTTTTACAATCACAGGAACTGACGCGAATGGTAATGCTGCTTCTGAAACAATTGGTACTGGTCCGAACGCTCAAACGGTAACAGGATCAACAAAGTTTCTAACAGTAACTCAAATTAGTCACTCAGCAACCCTTTCAGCAGTTTCTGCTGGATTTACAGCAACGACTGATACTACTGGTATCGTATTTGCTGGAGCGACAAGAGTTAGAGGAATGCATGGAGTATCAAAATCTTCGGCTGCTGGTGCAATGATCATTAGAAATGGATCTCAAACAGGGGATAAAAGATTAGAACTAGATGCACCTGCTGCAGCTGGTATGCTAGATCCTTATATTCCTGATGAAGGTATTCGTTATCCTAATGGTGCATTCATAGATATCAGCGGTGGTTTTGATAGTGTGACGGTATTTTTCGATGGAAGTTACTAATAAAGTATATACATCGGAACTTTTAAAATTAAGACGTGGAGGCGATGCAATGCCTCCACGAAGTAAAAAATATTTTCGTTCTACAAAAAGTGGAGCGGGGATGACAGCAGCTGGTGTTGCTAAGTATAGGAGAGATAATCCTGGTTCAAAACTTAGAACAGCAGTCACAGGCAAAGTAAAACCTGGATCTAAGGCCGCAAAGAGACGTAAATCATTTTGTGCCAGAAGTGCTGGACAAATGAAGAAGTTTCCAAAAGCAGCTAAAGATCCAAACTCAAGGCTAAGACAAGCTAGAAGGAGATGGAAATGTTAGAAAAAATTAAACAACAAATTTTGTGGGTAGTCAGAACTATTTGGAACAAAGTTAAGTCTTTATGGAGCAAATGGGTAAACTGGGTATTCAAAGGATTTTATAAGTAATGAAAAAACCAAGAAGTAAATTAGAATGGTTTAAAAAAAATATTGTAATTGTTCCTGTTGTGGCTGCAATTATAGCAGGAACATTTACATCTGTAAGATATGTATTATCTTTGACAGATACTATTACGGCAAACCAAGAAACTATTATTAAGATGGAGTCAAAGTTGAATAGCTCCATAGCAGATATTAATGACCTTAAACAAAGACTGTCCGCAGCTGAAGCTACATGGACAATGGCAGAAAATTTATATAGACAACTAGCAGACACAGTAAGGGATCACACCTATGACCTTAAAGACCTTACGAGATAATCTATTATGGATCGCATTCTTTCTTTGCGTTGCAACTTACGTGCAAGCAAGAAATGAATATTTAAATGATTACAATACTTGTGAAAGAGGTAGCTGGGAAACTTATACAGAACTTAGACAACATGAATATAAATCAGGATCTAGTGCTGAAACTCAAAACCAAACATTAGGTTTTAGATTTCGTATGCCTTTAGGTGCTGTATGTGATGATGAATATATTGCAGAGATGCAAAAGAAAAATAAACTAAAAACTCAACTTGAGCTTATAAAAGAGTGTAAAAGAATACCTAATATAGACCCACCACCTGTAGAATTTGCTGAATTATTTAACATGTGTAATAAATTAGGAGTTGTAAGATTTATTGATAAGAAACCAGAAGGTAGCCATTGGGATAATTTAAAGATACAATACTTAAAAGATAATCCAGATGTAGTTATCTTTGAAGGAGCAATGCCAAAATGAAGTTAAACGAAGGAACAAAAGTAAGCACGGATCTTAAGACGATTTTATCGATTGCAGCAGGTGTTGCTGTTGGTGTGTGGGCATATTTTGGTTTGCACGAAACGCTCAATAACCATGCTACGAAAATAGAGTTAATGCAAAAAGATCTAGAACAAAACTCAGAGTTTAGAATTAAATATCCAAGAGGTGAGTTAGGTCAATCAGCGGGAGAGGCAGAACTTTTTATGATTGTAGAACACGTTAGTGGTTTACTAGAGGATGTAGAAGCAGAAATTAAGAGTATGAGAAATAATGCTGTTAACATAGAATTTTTAAAAAAAAGAACTGAGAAATTGACTGAAGATGTAGAAAAGTTAATTAGAAACGGAAATGGTCATTAATGTTAGAAACTGTATTTGCACTTATCCTAACTTTAAACGGTTCTATGATAGAACACACGTATAAAACTTCGTTAAGCGATTGTTTAAAATCTAAACGCCTAGCTCAGAACGAGGTAAATCCAGAACGAGTTGTATTTACTTGTAAAAAGGTAAAAGCTAAGACTGAAATATATATGGATCGAAAGAAGATTTTAAGTATAATAGAATAATTATACATGAATATATTGGCATTCCACATGGGACATGATGGAAGTGTGACTATTTTAGAAGGAGATCAAATAGTTGTACATCATCAGTTAGAAAGATTTAATGGACTTAAAAATCATTTTTACCCAACTATAAATATTTTTGACAAAATAAAAAATTTAAATATAAAATTTGATAAAGTAATAATAACTTCTATGAGCGCAGGTAAATATATACCTATGGTATATTACCTTAAAAAATATTTAAATATTGATTCTTCAAAAGTTATTGGAGTTTTTCAAAACGAACATCACTTATTTCATGCAAAATGTGCGAGGCATTTTTTTAATTATCCAAAAAACGCTGTCTATTTTATTTCAGACGGAGACGGAGGACATAAAGTTTTACAAAACAATGATAATCAATTTTTAAATGGAGTTACGGGCACGGAATGTGAAAGTGTTTATGATGAGAATATAGAGCCTTTATATAAATATTATGTTACAGACAGACAGATAAAATTAATTACCGACAAATTTTCTATTACAAGAAATCTTTCATTAGGTAAGGCTTATCAAAAATTAGTATATGAATTAGGACTTGATTCGCATGAAGAGGGAAAAGCTATGGCTTTATCTTCATATGGTAAGTTTAGTAATGACATTGCCAATAAATTGGTTTTCGATAATAATTGGAATTTGAATTGGATGAGTAATATTGAAGAAAGTTACGAACCCACAAATCACTTTAATAGATATATGCTTAATCCAAGTGTAAATCACACAGCGAGAGATTCAAAATCATTAGATTTTGCTAAAACTTTTCAAATTGTTTTTCAGCTTTTATTTTTACAAAAAGTACAAAAAATAAATAAGAAATATGAACTTTTAGTTCTATCTGGTGGTTGTGCTCAAAATGTTTTAAACAATAGTTTTTTAAAAAATGAATTAAATAAAGATATTTTAGCTGATCCTTTCAACGGTGATTTTGGAATATCATTAGGTGCAGCTCTCCATTACACAAATGTCAAAGTAAAACCGTTAAAACATATTTGTTCAGGTTTTGATCCAATTATATCTTTACATAATTTTGAAAGTGAAAATGTTACTCCAGAGGAGGTAGCAGAGATATTGGTTAATGAGCCAATAGCTATATTTAGTGGTAAATCAGAACAAGGACAAAGAGGATTAGGATTTAGGTCTTTATTAGGTAATCCTTTAGATGATAAAATATTAAATAAAATTAACTCTATTAAAAAAAGAGAATGGTATAGACCGTTTGCTTGCACTGTTTTAAAAGAAGAGGCTTCTGGTTTATTTGAGATAAAAGAAAATATAACATCTCCTTATATGATGTTTGTTTATAAATGTAAGGATAAAAGATTAAAAAATGTATGTTCAGTAGATAATTATAGTAGAATTCAAACTTTAGAGAGACAATTTAACCCTAAGTATTATGATTTAATTAATGCTTTTAAAAAATTAACAGGTTTACCTGCTGTTCTTAACACTTCACTTAACTTACCAGGTAGAGTATTATGTGAGGACACAAATGATTTATATTTTATGATGAAGAATAGTTCATTAAAATATTGTTATTTGTGTGATGAGAATAAATTATTATGGCTTACTTAAATGCAAATATACCTGTAGAATACGCACAAATTAGAAGGGAGTATTTATATGATCTTAAAAAACATCATGGAGAAGTTGAAGACTGTATTATTTTCGGCATATCGGCTATTACGGGGCGTAGTCCACTTTTTCATTGTATTATGGAAAATGGAGCTGTCTACTATCGTTTACCAATATCTGCATTCATTCAAAGAGGCTTTAAACCGAATGATGTTCCTAAACGTAGGCTTGACGAGTTGGTTTTATGGAACTGTTTTAGTTATTATCCTGCTGTTCATTCTTGGGACATACTAGAATCACAAGCTGGTAAATATATAGGAAAGGATAAAAAATGGCACCATGGTAAATATTTATTTACTATTGATTTTGCTCACCCTGATCCAAATATTTTAGATACTGATCATTCTGAAATACCACACGAACATAAATGTGCTCACGTTTTAGCTTTAGATGATGGTAATTATGCTGCTCAACCAAACAATAGATTAATTTGGGATATTCCATCTTTCACTGTAAAAGATAATATTCCAGATTGGAAAGTACAAACAAATGAGTGGAATGTTGAGGATACAAGTAAATGGAGAACTGAAGATACAGATAAATTTTTCTATGAAATTGAAGAAAAGAAAAAATGAAACTAAATTCACATATTCCTATTGTTCATAATGGTGTTTTTATCTATGATTTGGATGTTGAAGACAATTTAATAGACTTTTTTTCAAAAGAAAAATTTTATTCTTTAAAAGATGTAAAAGATGGTGATAGAAATTTACCACAATTATCTGTAGATAAAAATATTCTTTCTAAATTTACAAATCTCAAAAAAGAAATAGATGATGCTTTTGTACATTTATTAAATGAAGTAATTGGAATTCAAGAGAATGAAGTACACATTTATAATTCATGGATTACTAAAACTTATAAAAATCATGAAAGCTCTGCTCACAGACATCCAAACGCTTGGTTAAGTGGAGTTTTTTACCCTGAAGAAAATAATTGTTTTCAAATAAGGTTTTTTAACGATTTTTTAAGCAGTTTTAACGGAAAAATTAATACACATAGTCTATATAATGCACACGAACTTGATATAATACCAAAGAAGAATCAATTATTTATTTTTTTTAGTAACTTAAGACATATGATAGTAGAAAACAAAACTGATAAAATAAGATACTCTTTAGCATTTAATTGCTTGCCAAAAGGAGAATTTGGTATTAATGAATCTGCCTACAATTTTAAATGAAACTTACAGCTAACATAACTCTTGACGAGCTTACCAAAAGCCAAACGGCTGAACGTAAGGGCATCAATAACAATCCATCACCAGAACAAATAGAAAATTTAAAAGCTCTTGCAGTAAATATATTACAACCGATACGTTCGCATTATAGCAAACCACTAATAATATCCAGCGGATTTCGTTGTGCTCAGCTGTGTGTAGAAATTGGTAGCAGTGTGAACAGCCAACATGTGGCAGACGATAATGCAGCTGCAGCAGACTTTGAAATACCTGGTGTAGATAATAGAGAGCTAGCTCTTTATATCAAATCACAGTTGGAATATGACCAGCTCATCTTAGAATTTTACAAAGATAACGAACCGACATCTGGATGGATACACTGTAGTTATTCTACAGATCAAAATAGAAATCAATCGTTGCGTGCTCAAAGAATAGATGGTAAGGTTTCATATACACCATGGTTAGAATAATATGGCAATAGGTAGAGGATCAATTCCAGCTCAAATAGACGGCAAACTAAGAGGGGCTAGAGATGAAAAAAAGAAAAAAAGAAGAGTTATTGCAGCCATCAAACGTAAATCCAATCGCAAAACTCGTAAGGTCTAGATCATTTCGATCGAAAGTGATACAATCAAAAAAGTTGTACAACCGTAAAAAGGAGAAGAATATCTCTTCCAATGCGGCCGCACAAGAAATTAAGGAGTAAATAATGACAAAACTTTGTCCGAGAGGAAAAGCAGCAGCGAAGCGAAAATTTGCCGTTTATCCAAGCGCATATGCAAATGCCTACGCATCTAAAATTTGTGCAGGTAAAATAAAAGATCCTTCTGGTAAAAAAAGAAAAGATTTTAGAGGTCCAAAACCTGCTATGAAGGGTGGTATGATGAAGTATGCTAAAGGTGATCAGGTAAAAGTAAATAAAGTTGCTGGAGCTTTGAGAAAAGCATCTAAACTACATGCCGCACAAGCAAAAGTTTTAAGCACTGTAAAAGCTAGCGATGGTAAGTACATAGGTTCATACATTAAAAGTGAAGTAGGTGGAAAGACAATTTCTAATAAGTCTCTCGAGTCTTATTACAAAGGAATGATTGATGTCTAAAAGAGGTACTTGCTGGGTAGGATACGAACAAAAAGGAATGAAGAAAAAAGGAAATAAAATGGTTCCAAATTGTGTTCCAGCAGGAATGAAAAAAGGTGGTTTAAAAGATTGGTTTGCTCAAAAATGGGTAGACATAGGATCAAAGAAAAAAGGTGGAGGATTTAGAGAATGTGGAAGAAAATCTGCGAGTTCATCAAAACGAAAATATCCAAAGTGCGTGCCTGCTGCAAAAGCAGCAAGCATGACAGACTCTCAAAGGAGGAGTGCCGTTGTAAGAAAAAGAGCTAAGGCTCAAGGAGTAGGTGGTAAACCTACAAATGTAAAAACAATTTTAAAGAGAGATCAAGGGGGAGATATAAAAATACCAAGTGGTAAAGGAAAGTACAAAGTTAATTTGTTTACTTTTGATATGCCTAAAACAAAATATGGAGATAATATTATAACTGCGGTTGAAGATACAAAAGTTACTATTGATCCAAACTTAAATTATAATAAAATTTATAAAAACAATGTAGAGCTAGATCTTGGAATATCATCAAAAGGTAGAGCTAGAATAGGAATTAAAAAGAGGTTTTAATTATGGCAACATCAGGATCAACAGCATTTAATTTAAACATTGACGAGGTAATAGACGAAGGATACGAAAGATGTGGTTTAAGACCAATGGCTGGTTATGATTTGAAAACAGCAAGAAGATCTTTAAATTTATTATTTGCTGATTGGGGTAATAGAGGTATCCATTTATGGAAAGTTGAATTAAATGAACAAGCACTTACTGCTGGAACCGCAACATACACAGTTGCTGCAAATGTAAATGATGTTTTAGAAGCCTATATTTCTACTACGGCTGCTGCAGGTGATAATGCTAATACGCAAGATGTAGCGCTTACAAAAATAGATAGATCTGCTTATTCAGCTTTGCCAAATAAATTAGCTACAGGTCAACCCTCACAGTATTATGTAGATAGACAAACAACTCCAAAAATAAGTTTGTATGTTGCGCCTGATGCTTCAACTTACACAACTTTAAAATTTTATACTATAAACAGAATTGAAGATGCTACAGCTTATAATGATCAACAAGCAGATGTAGCATATAGATTTTTACCATGTATGTGTGCAGGTCTTGCTTATTACTTAGCTATGAAAAAAGCACCTGACAGAATACAACCTATGAAATTAATTTATGAGGATGAACTAAAAAGGGCTTTGGAAGAAGATGGACAGAGAACATCATTGTATGTATCTCCACAATCGTACTATCCAAATTTATCATAATGGCTAAATACGCAAACGGTACTAGATCACAAGCAATATCTGATAGAAGTGGCCAAGCTTTTCCTTATCAAGAAATGGTTACAGAATGGAATGGTTCTTTTGTACACATATCTGAATTTGAAGAAAAGCATCCACAAATAAGAAGAAAGAGAACAGTTGCAGATGCGATTGCCTTACAAAAGGTAAGACCACAAAGATTTCAACAACCTAAAACTGTGGCTTCTAACGATGTTACATTAGCTGATTCAGGAGGCACTTCTGTAGGAGTTGCTAATTTAACTTTACCTGGAGACTTTGCTTTTGAGACTTTTGAAACAGAAGTTACTAGCAATGGGATAACAACATCCTTACAAACTATGCAACCAAGAGATCCTTCTTTACAGAATAGAAGAAGAGAAGCTTCAGCTCTAGTAGGATCTGTAACAGTGAGTATATCATAATGGCAATAACATATTCAGCATTTTTAACTCAAGTAAGAAACTACACAGAAGTAGATAGTAATGTATTAAGTGATACTCTGTTAGATCAGTTTATAAGAAACACAGAATTAGATATAGCTGGTCAAGTTGATTACGATGATTTGAGAAAATATGCAAACTCTCAAACAACAAGCGGAAACAGGTATGTTTCTATGCCTGCTGATGCATTAACATTAAGATCTGTTCAAATTATTAGTTCTAATGTAAGGGACTTTTTAGAAAAAAGAGATACTAGTTTTATATCTGAATTTTCACCAAACGATACAGTAACAGGAACACCAAAATATTATGCTAACTGGGACGAAACAAATATATTACTAGCACCAACTCCTAATGCAGCTTTTGATATACAAATTAACTATATCAAAGACCCACCACATTTTGATAGCTCTACAAATACATATCTATCCCAGCATCATGAGGCGATGCTCTTATATGGAGTGTTGAAAGAAGCTTTTTCATTTTTAAAAGGACCTGAAGATCTATACAAATTGTATTCTGACAGGTATAATCAAAGCATACAAGCTTTTGGTCTACAACAAATGGGTAGACGAAGAAGAGGAGAATACGACAGTGGAGTTCCTCGAATTAAAATACCTTCACCGTCACCATAAATTTAAGGAGATAAAATGGCAATAACAACTAACGCAATATGTAATTCTTTTAAAAAAGAATTATTAGAAGCGACTCATAATTTTAGTAACCCAGGTGGTAACAGTTTCAAACTAGCTTTGTACGGAACACCTGCTACGCTAGGAAAATCAACGACATCTTTTACAACTGGAGGACAAGTCACTTCACCGTCAGGTGGATACTCTTCAGGTGGTAAAGCACTTGTAAACACAGGAACATCTTTAGCAACTAACACAGCTATCACAGATTTTTCTGATTTATCATTTGTTGGTGTAACAATCACAGCAAGAGGTGCTTTGATTTACAACGACACTAACAGTGATAAAGCTGTAGCTGTATTAGATTTTGGCGGTGAGAAAACTGCATCTGCAGGAACTTTTACAATTCAGTTTCCAGCATTTACAACGAGCGCAGCAATATTGAGAATCGCATAATTAAAAGGAGGTGCCTGCTATGGCAAACATTACTAATTTGTTTTCTATAGCGGGTCTTCCGAACGGAGTTCTTCATGGCTAAAACATGGGGAGCAGAAACATGGGGACAAGGTGTTTGGAGTGATCAAGATTCAAATGCTGTAGAAGTTACAGGTCTTTCATTAACATCATCACAAGGTAGCGCAGAAGGTATTTCTGTTAACGGCTGGGGTCGAGCAGAATGGGGTTCTGGTGCTTGGGGTATTACTGGCTCTGTTTTAGCTGATGGTCAAAGTTTAACATCAAGTTTAGGGTCAGTTACTGTTGAAGCATTAGTTGAAGTTGGTTGGGGCCGAGGCGGTTGGGGTAACAGAGCTTGGGGAGAAACATATTCTGTTTTACCAGCTGGACAACAAGCAACTTTATCACAAGGAAGTGTAACACCAGTAGTTGATCATACTGTTCAAGTTTCTGGATTAGATTTATTAACAATTACACAAGGTGTAAATTCAATTCAAATCGATGGTAATGTCACTGTGTTTGTTGGTGAAGATGCTATGCAAAGTTCTATTGGAAGTTTATCTTCTGTAACTGGAACTGCAGTCGTTTCACCTAATGGCCAAGCTTTATCAGGATCTATTGGTCAAGTTGTCCCTGAACCTAAAATACCTGTTGATGTAACAGGTATTTCAATGAGTGCTTCTCTAGGAAGTATTACGTTAATTCAAACTACAAATGAATCAGTTTCAGGACAAGCTGCAACAATTTCACAAGGCACGGTTATACCTATAGCTGTTTATCCTGTAACGACTGCTGGATTATTGACAGGATCTATTGGTCAAGTTTCAGTATCAGGTGCAGCAAACATAAGCGTTTCTGGTATAGGGTTGACAGCAAATATTGGCTCGGTTAATGTAACCGCATGGAGCGAGATCGACCCTGGTGTAAATAATGTTTGGACTGAGGTTGATAGAGCAGCTTAATTTTGTTAATATAGGAGTTATATGGCATCAAGTTATTCAGCAGATCTAAAACTAGAACTTATGGTAACTGGCGAAAACGCTGGTACATGGGGTGATAAAACAAATACCAACTTAAATTTAGTTCAACAAGCTATTGCAGGATTTGAACAAGTTACACTATCTAGTGGTGGAACTTTAGCTTTAGCGATGAGTAACGCTACATTATCAAATGCTAGAAACATGGTAATTAAATTTGCTACTGCATCAATCGCAGCCAGCACAGTTTGTACAATACCTGACAGTATTGAAAAATTTTATATATTTGATTGTACAGGATTAACTAATCCAACTAACCTTACAATTAAAACTGCATCAGGAACAGGTTTTTCTCCTGACAGAGCAGCCATCTTTGCAGCATATGCTGATGGTACAAATTTAAATGAAGTTTCTCTTGATACTTTGGGGGGAACTGTGGCTGCAGCACAAATTGCAGATAACGCTGTTACAACCGCAAAAATTTTACAATCAAATGTAACTACAAATAAAATAGCCGACAATGCCGTCCGTGCAGCAAATATTTCATCAAACGCTGTAACTACAGCAAAAATTTTACAATCAAATGTAACACTTACAAAAATGGCAGCCAACTCTGTTGGACCTAATCAACTTCAATCTACTGCTGTAACGGCAGGGTCTTACACAACAGCTGACATTACAGTCGATGAAGATGGAAGAATTACTTCAGCAGCAACAGGAGCTGCAGGATCAAATGATTTTGTTAGAACATTTATGGCAGGAGGTAGTCCAACAACTGCAACTTTCACAGCACAACCTGGCACAACAAAAATTTTAGCTTACTTATGTGGTGGAGGTGGCGGTGGAGGATCTGGATCGGGTTCGAATACTACAGGACCAGGTGGAAACGGTGGTATAGGAATATTTTCTGCCACTGTATCTTCTCCAGCACCATCACCTTTTACTGCACCCTTTACAATTGGAGCTGGTGGAGGCGGACAAGGAACAGGATCAAGTACAAGCTCAGGACAGGCGGGTGGCGATTCGACTTTTGCTAACCCAGCAACAATGACTGCTACTGGAGCAGCAGGTGGTATTTCAGTTCCAGCACCCAATCAACCTCCAACAAACCAACAAGGCTATGCGAGAGGCGGAGCACCTGGTACTGCGAGTGGCCCAGCGTTGTTATTAAATTTAACAGCACCTAGTGGATTTCCAGGAAACGTAAGTAATAGAGCAGATGAAGCTACTGCTCCATTCAGAGCAACTTTCGTAGCTGATCCTGATTCACCATCGAGCCCTTCTGAATTTGGTGTTTATGGTGTTGGTGGTGAAGCAGTGGGTATAAGTATGAATGCAAATAGTGGCCGTCCAGGTGCACTTTTAATACTAGAGGATAAATTAAGCTAATGGCTGTAATATATTTTAATATGAGTGGAGGAGCTGTTTTAGGTCTTCGAGATGAGAATGATCTCAAACTTTTAAGAGGAGATTTCGATATAATCAAAGCTGACGGAAGATTAAAAACTGTAAGTGATGATGATTTCAATAGTTATATTTGTGGAGAAAAGTTTGCTAGTTTAGATGGGGACAATGTTGTTTTAGAGGCACCTTTAGTTCACCCTGGGAGTGGAGATGATGTTTTAAGTTGCTCATCTGAAGATTTTACAAAAGAAAAAAATCAACTCATTGAAAATATTACTAAATTTTTATCAAGACATACTGCTAAATTAAATTCAGCTGAATTTTCAAGTATTAAAACAAGAATAGAAGCTTACAAAACAGCTTTAGAAAATGTTGATCTGTCTTCTGTGACTTTTCCGCAAAGTGTAAATTTTATGAGACATTATATTAACAACGAATCTGTTGAAAGTTTTCATAAAGATTTATTCGTTTAAAGTTTACTTTTACAACATTTTTCTATAAATATTATTTATGTCTTTAGAAAAATATATAAGAATTTATCCAGCAATTCCTGATGCAAAAACTATTACTAAGTTTTTAAAATATTTAAACAAAACCTTTAAAGAAAAAAAATTTGTTACAGGTTCTGTAGCTGGTGAAAAAGAAGATATTGTAAATAAAGAAATTAGAAATGTTGAAATTTTAGGTTTAGGTCCATTACACGATTCTTTAAGTAATGTGCATTGGTATAATTATTTAAGTTATTTAATTATTCAACAAATGAATAAATATATAAGGGATTTTCCAGACATACACAGAGCAGCTATTTTTGACATGCAAGCTTTAAGGTACGGAATAGGAGGTCATTACAAATTTCATGTCGATGATGGCCCAACATTCAATAGAAAGTATAGTTCTATTTTAATGTTAAATAATGATTTCAAAGGTGGTAGTTTATGTTTTAAATTAGCTGATAGTGACAAGATTATAAAAATGCCAACAAAACCTGGACATGTAGTTATTTGGCCAAGTAATTTCATGTTTCCTCATGCAGTAGAGCCATTAACCGAAGGAGTGAGATATTCAGTAGTATCATGGATGCGTTAATAAACGGATATAAACACATTAAAAATTTTCTTACAAAAGAGGAAATAGAGTTACTTACTCATTATACAAGATTAAAGCACAGAACTAATTTTAATAGTTTTGATACAGAACAAAGTGATCAAGGAGATACTATGTTTTATGGAGATCCTGTAACTGACTCATTATTGATTACTAAAAAGAAATTGATGGAGAGAGAAACAAAATTAAAATTACTACCCACTTATACTTTTTGGAGAATGTATAGTTACGGTGCAGATTTAAAATCACATAAAGATAGACCATCATGTGAATATAGTGTGACTGTAAAAATAAATTCTTGTGGGGTTAAATGGCCTATTTTTATGGAGGGCGCAGAAATAGAATTAGATGTTGGAGATGCAGTAATCTATAAAGGATGTGAACTTGCACATTGGAGAAATGACTTTGAAGGTGATTGGCACGCACAAGTTTTTTTACATTATGTAAATGCAGACGGTCCACACAAAGAATGGTTTAAAGATAAAAGAATAATGTTAGGCATCACAAAAGGTTAAATGAAAATAGAACAAAACAAAAAAACAGGTGGGGCAGATATAGTATTTAGTTGGAGAGAAGTTTGGATAATAATAAAATACAGAAGATTAAGATTTGATCAAAAAAGTTTTCAAGGTTTTAGCGGCAGACTTTTACGAATTATTATGGATTGGAATTTATATTTTGATAATCCTGATATTAAAGATGTAGGTGAGGTCAAAAAAGAAGATCTAGTAAATCCGAATGTTAAAACAGATAAATAAAATTATACAAAAAAAGATAGAACGTGAGGTATTTCTTCATGAAATTACTTTAGATATTGATTCAGAATATTTTATACAACAAATAGAAAATAAGATATCAGAGAACAATTTAAATTATAGAACTAATGTAAAGGGTAAAATGACTACATGGAATGCATTTGTAAATGACCCTAATTTTATAAAGGTGCTTAAATTGGGATTAGATGCTTTATCAAAACATATAAATTATGAACATGTGTATATAGCAGATGCTTGGGGTATAAAGATTGATAAAGATGATTACACAAAATTACATGATCATGCATCGGCCATGTATTCAGGTATATTGTATTTAAATGATGTAGATCAAAAATTAAATTTTCCAGAGCTAAGTATGAGTGTAACTCCCAGAAAAGGAACTTTTGTAAGTTTTTCATCATGGTTAAAACATGGGGCAGATCCAAATCAAGGTGAAACAAAATATGCAATTCCTTTCAATTTAAACGCAGCAGTACACAATTCCTTCAAGCCTGATTAAGATTTTTGAGATATTTAAAACTCTACTATTAGATGATATAATCTAGCATGCCTTTAGCAAAAGTAAAAATAGCAGCAGGATTTGATAAACAATCTACACCAGCAGACGCAGAGGGTCGTTGGGTAGATGGTGATAACGTAAGATTTAGATATGGCGAGCCTGAAAAAATAGGTGGTTGGGAAGCTTTGGTAGATGATAAAATAGTTGGAGCTGCTAGGGGTCAACATGTTTGGGCAGATACTGACGGTAAAAGATATGCTGCAATAGGCACTGACAAAGTTTTAATTATTTATTACGAAGGTGCTTTCTACGATGTTACTCCTTTAGAGACAGATAACTTTCAAACAGGTGCGAGTATAACAACGACCAGCGGACAAACAACAGTCACAATTACAACAACAGGTGCTCATAACTTAGAAGTAGGAGAAATAACTACCTTCGCAAACGCAGGATCCTTTACTACTGCCAATACAATTTACACAGCAACTGACTTTGATGACAAACTTTTTGAAGTTCAAAGCGTTCCAACGACTACGACATTTACAATAACAATGCCTTCAGCTGAAAGTAAATCTGGTGTTACTACAGATGGAACATTAGATGTAAATCCCTACGAGCCTGTTGGACCACTAAATCAAACTTATGGATATGGCTGGGGCACATACCTTTTTGGAGGACGATCTATTGCAGCAACTACAACAACGATAAACAACGGTGGTAATATGCTTGTTGGCGCATCTTCTGTTGTTCTTACAAGCACAGCAAACTTACCTTTGACTAACGGTAAATTAAGAATTGGATCTGAGGATATGAGCTATACAACCAATACCACAGGGACAAACACAATCAGTGGAATAACTAGAGGCATAAACGGGACGACAGCAGCAGAGCACACTAACGGAGCGACTGTGACTGACATTACAGATTTTGTAGGTTGGGGTGATGCTTCTGCATCAAGCACAGTAACAATTGAGCCTGCCAACTGGTCTTTTGATAATTTTGGAAGTATTTTAATTGCTACAATACACAACGGAAAAACATTTACTTGGAACCCTGCAACGGGCAATGCGTTAAATACGAGAGCAGTCATTGGCACAGGTATGCCAACAAGATCTGTAATGACAATAGTATCAGATAGAGACAGGCATTTATTTCATTTAGGAACTGAAACAACTATTGGTACTCCGTCAACACAAGATAAAATGTTTATTAGATTTTCTGATCAAGAAAGCACAAGTGATTATGCACCAACATCAACGAACACCGCAGGAACATTTAGGTTAGATGACGGGACTAGAATCATGGGAGCTTTCAAAGGTAAAGATTATATTTTAGTTTTAACCGATACTGCTGCATACGAAATGCAATTTGTTGGACCCCCTTTTACATTTTCTATTCGTAAAGTTGGTTCTAATAATGGATTGTTAGGAAATCATGCAGGAGTGTTTGCAAACGGTGCAGTGTATTGGATGGGTAAAACAGGAGGATTTTATGTTTATGATGGGACTGTCAAATCGCTTCCGTGTTTAGTAGAAGACTTTGTGTTTACCACAGAGGGTAACAATCCTGGTTTAAACTATAACTCAGGTCAATTAGTTTTTGGTGGTATTAATGAACTGTATTCTGAAATAAATTGGTTTTATCCCTCATCTGGTTCAAATGTCATTGATAAAGTAGTTACTTATAACTTCGCTGAAAATGTTTGGACCACAGGAACATTAGACAGAACAACATGGATAGGTTCTACCGTTTATGAAAAACCGTACGCGACAGATTTCAATTCAGGAGATACGCCAACATTCCCAGTTGTAAGTGGTGTCTCAAATGGAGCGTCTATTTATTATGCTCATGAGGTAGGCGTAAATCAATCAAATGCAGATGGCACTGAAACTGCAATTACCTCTTTTATTAAATCAGGAGAGTTTGATTTAAATGGTAATGCTGGAGTTCCAGGTGACGGAGAGTTTTTGATGAGTATAAGTAGATTTTTACCTGACTTTAAAAGAATAGCAGGTAATGCAAAAGTAACTATATTTGTAAATTCGTTTCCACAAGGTTCCACAGCAGCTTCGAGTCCCCTAGGACCTTTTACAGTAAGTAGCACAACAACTAAAATTAACACAAGAGCTAGAGCAAGACTGGCAGCTGTACAAATAGAAAATGAAAGTTTGAATGAAAGTTGGAGATATGGCACATTTAGATTTGATGTAAGAATAGATGGTAGAAGATAATGGCCAAAATTATTATACAAATACCTGAGCCAAAAGAAAAATATACGCAAGAAGATCAAAGACAAATTTTACAAGCATTACGAACGCTTCAGACTCAATTGAACTTTTCTTATGAGAATGATATAAAAAATGAAGCAGATGCGTTTAATTATTTTTTATCATGACAATACAATATAAAAATCAGGGATATAAACAAGCAAGCACAGGTAAAACAACAGTGCTAACCTGTCCGTCAAATGCAACACTTATAATTAAAAGTATTTATGTTGCTAATAATGATGCCTCATCAGCTATTGTAGTAAATATGAATTTAGTAGATTCTTCTGATTCAAATGCTGAATATGAATTTTTTAGAAATGATGTTGCAGCTAAATCTCAAGTCAATGCAACACCACAGGGTTTAAACCTTGAGGCAGGTGATTCAGTAACAATAACCGCAGCCACAGGCAGTAATAAAATTCAAGGCTCTATAAGTTACGCACAAATAGACAGATCGCAGGAGAATGGCTAAACATATTATTTTTAGTGACGCGATTTCTTTGAATAAATTTCAAGACTTTGAATTAGATAATTGGATACAAACAACTTTAGATCAAACAAAGAAAAAAGATGAGGGTGTTAATTTTTCTAATGTAGGTGGGTATCAAACTCCTAGCGTTGTAGATAAAAAAATTACTGAAATACTTGGTAAGTATATAGCGGAAGCCATGAAAGATTTTACAAGCACAAATTTTAAGTATCAATTGATGTATTTATGGATAAATGAAAATTATAAATATTCTCATAATACACTTCATTTTCACGGTAAGAGTCAATTCTCAGGAGTTTATTATTACAAAGTTCCTAAAAACAGTGGTGATTTAGTATTTCAAAGAAATGATGCGACAGCATTTATGTGTTTAGAGGACTTTTATAAATCAATCGATAGTCGTACAACTTATAAAGTAAAGCCTGAACCAGGCTTATTAGCTATTTTTCCTGGAACATATTTACATGCTGTATCACAAAGTATGTCTGATGAACCTAGGGTGTCTATTGCATTTAACTTTAATATATTAGAACCTTTGAAATAATGGCAAAAAAGAAACCACTATACGGAGTAAATAATTATCATAAGCGTACACCAAAAAAACGCCCAGGTGTACACACTAAAAGACGAAACAAAAGAAAATCACATCGTAAGAAATATCGTGGACAAGGGCGATAGTTTGGTATACTAAATTCGTATGGCAATTTTACAAAAAATTAAATGCGAAACTAAAACAATCTACAGAAGCATTAAAACAGGTGAAAGATACGAAACTGAAAAAGCGTTTTTAGCTGAACATCCAAAAGAAGATTTGGCTACTGATGTAGAAGTACAAGTACCTGATTTACCAATATTTAGTAAAACACAAAAATGAAACCATTAGGTGGAACAGAATTACAACACGGTTTTTTAGAAAAATATGTTTCTAAAGACCTATTAGACAAGTTTCAAATCTGCACATCAGTACCAGGTAAGGTTCCTTTATCTAAAGATAAGATAAATATTCTTTGGCAAAAGATGGCACCTGATCAACCACATTTTCAAGATTTTTTTAAAGATCAAGAAAAAATTAATCAATATGATTATTATGTTTTTAACAGTCATTGGAACTATGAACAGTTTAGAAAAACATTTTCTTTACCTGAACACCGTTGTACAGTTATTAAAAATGGTATACCTGATATTGTAAAAAGAGACTTTGAGCCTAGGAGAGATAAAATAAAATTAATCTATCATCCAACTCCTTGGAGAGGTTTGTCTGTTTTATTAGGAGCAATGCAGTTAGTAAATAATCCTAATATAATTTTAGACGTATATAGTAGCACACAGGTTTATGGTGATGATTTTAAAAAAGAAAATGATCAAACTTATAAAGACTTATATGATCAAGCTAAAAAATTACCTAATGTAAATTACATTGGATACAAACCACATGAGTATATTTTAGATAATCTTCATACTTATGATGCTTTTGTATACCCTAACACTTGGGAAGAAACATCTTGTATATCTGCAATCGAAGCTCTGGCTTGTGGTCTCTATGTAGCAACAACGGACAACGGAGCACTTTATGAAACTTGTTCAGAGTTTCCAATCTATATACCTTATGATAAAGATTGGAAAAATCTTGCAAAACAATTTGCAGCAGTCATAGATGGAATACCAAGTCAAATAAATACAGATGGTTGTAAAAATCATCTTCAATTTCAACAATCCTTTTTCAATCACTTCTATAATTGGAAAGTTATAGCTGGTCATTGGACTGGTTTTTTACAAGGAGCACTACAAAATGTTAAAAGCACTTAAGAAAAGATATGAAGCACAAATAGCAGAAGCCTCTACAACTATAAAAATATATCTTAGTAATTCAGTAGGGATTGGAGAACACCCACAACATCTAGACGAAATAGATAAATTATTACAAGTAATAGTAGATGCTGAAGAAAAAATAAAATTAATAAATAAATGGGATGTAAATGGAAGACCCTAGTAAACCTATCTGGTTTGATAAACCAAAAGAAAAACCTATTAAGACACATATGTTGAAACCTAAAAAGTTTTCAATATTTGTAGCAACACCTTGTCATAGTGATGTGTCTTTACATTATTTTCAAGCTTGTCTAGAATTTCAAAAACAATGCATGAAGAATGGCGTGTTAGTTTGTTTTCAAGTAATGAAATCTTCTTTGGTTACACAAGGTAGAAACTTATGTGTATCTAGTTTTATGGAAACAGATAGTACACATTTATTGTTTATTGATTCTGATATAGATTTTTCTTCTGAATCTATATTCAAAATGATTGCAGCTCAGAAGGATGTCATTTCAGTGCCTTACCCATTAAAGAGTCTTAATTGGAATAAAGCTTGGGAGAAAATAAAAAGTGGCAAAATTAAAAATGAACATGACTTACAATATAAAGCTTTATACCAATACCCGATGAAATTACCAAACGAGAAAGATATCACTATTAAAAATGGAGTTATAGAAGTTACACATTCGCCAACTGGATGTATGTTGATAAAAAGAGAAGTAATAGAAAAGATGATAAAAGCTTATCCTGAGAAAGAAATTATTCAACAAACCATCATTAATGGTAAACTTACCAATAGACCTTTTTTCTATAATCTTTTTGATACTGACTTTGATCCAATAAAAAAGCAATATTTAGGTGAAGATTTTGCTTTCTGTAAGAGGTGGAGAGATATAGGTGGTAAATGTCATGCGTTAGTTACTGAAAAAATAACTCATGTCGGAGAACATCAGTATAGATCTTCTTTTTGGGATGAGTTGTCAAAGACCTCTTAAAATGGTAATATTTTCTAATTAGCTAATTTTAAGGAATACATAATATATGTTACAATTTTTACCCTACGCACTAGCCGCTTACGGAGGATACAAAGGTTATAAAGGATCCAAAGACGCTGGTGGATCAGGAATTCAAAGATTATTGGCAGGAGCTACTGGAGCTGCTGCTGGCTACTATGGTGGTAAAGGAGTTTTAAGTGGAGGTTCAGCTTTAAATCTCCCTGGTTTCGCTGGAGCCCAACAATCATTTACACCTATATCAAATTTTTTACCTCAGTTTGCATCAATTCCTGGAGCAGCTAATCCCGAAAATTTAGGCGTGGATAAATTTGGAAATTTAGTTCCTAATCCAAATTACGAACAAGCTGGACAATCAACAGGTGGTATCACAGATATTTTTAATAAATTATTAAGACAAAAAAGATATGTGAATGGTAAGCCAACAGGAGAAATGCAATTCAGTCCTGGTAAAGTTGCAACAGCGATTGGTCTTGGAACATACCTTTCAGGTGCTTTTGAACCTCAACCACAAGATGTGTTTACACCTACATATAACTTAGCAGTAGCAGAATTACAAAAACAAAGAGGTGGATTTAAATATATTGACCCAGTAGACGGTACAGAAAAAACTTTTGAACAACCATACATACCCGAAGCTGATCCTGCAAATCAAGGTGACTTTAGAATGGGTCCTTATGCAATTGAGAGAAATAGATTAAAAGAGGGAGGTTTAGCAGAGATTAAAAAATTTAATGAAGGTGGTATAAACTACCTTCCAAGTAAAAGATCTCATAGTGAAGACGATGCAAATAATTATGTAAGAGCATCAGGTTATGTCGAAGATGGGTCTGGCACAGGAGATAAAGACGAAGATACAATGTTAGCTCAACTAGCGGACGGAGAGTTTGTAACAAGAGCAGATGGAGTATTAGGCGCAGGAATCATAGCTGGTGCAAATCCAAGTAGCATGAAAGATATGAGAGAAAAAGGTGCACAATACTTCTACGAACAACAGAAACGATACAAAAGAGTTTTTGATTTATTAGAAGGAAGTAGAAATGCAAAAGCCCAAGCCAATTAAACCTGACATATCTGTTTTATCAGTAGAGCCAAAATACATAGATAAGTTTTGGCCATTATGCGATTTTATGATTGCAGAGGCCTTGAAATATTCAGGCGGTTTTGCAGAACCTAAAGATATTAAAGATTTATTAAAAAAAGATGAAGCACAAATGTTTCTTGTCTTTGGTAGTGATGAAGAAGAGCTTAATCAAGTCTTCGCATTATTTGTAACTCGTATTGCAGCTCTACCTAATTATTCTCAACTTGAAGCTATAATATGTACGGGGAGAAAAAGACATTTATGGGAGGACAAGATAGTGAATACAGTCACAAAGTTTGCTAAACTAAACGGATGCAAAAAGCTTAGCTTTTGGGTAAGACCAGGTTGGTCCAAAGTATCAAAAAAATGGGGTTGGAAAGCTAAACATATACAAATGGAGAAAGATTTATAATGGGATCTATAGTATCAAGTATATTTGGTGGAGGTGGTAGTAATGCACCTGCCCCAGCAGCTTCAAGTGGAAATCAATTTACTCAATCTGTAATTAGAGAAGCTCCAGGTATCGAAGAACGAAAAATAGAATTAATGGATTTAGCTCGTGGTGTTGCGGGAAAACCAGTAACAATACCTGCTATGCAGGTTGCACCTTTTAGTGCTTTAGAGCAACAAGGATTGACAGCAGCAGGAACTACAGGAGTGGGTCAACCAACAGTAACATCGGGCATCGGACAATTACTTGCAGCACAAACACCAAACATAAATCAATTTTTAAATCCTTATCAATCATATGTGGTAGATGAAATTAATAGACAAGCAGCACAAGCTCAAAACAGGTTAGGTGCACAAGCTGTCTTGTCAGGAGCTTTTGGTGGGGGAAGAGAAGGAGTTGCTCAAGCAGAATTAGAAAGAGCAAGATTAGGTCAAGTTGGACTAGCTCAACAAAAAGGTTTTGGTCAAGCGTTGACTGCTGCACAACAGCAACAACAAATGCAAGGCCAAATAGGTTCTCAACTAGCTAACATAGGTCAAGGCCAACAACAAATGGCACAAGCAGATTTGAATCAATTATTACAAGCTGGAGGTTTACAAAGACAGTTGGCACAAACTACATTAGACGCAGCTAGACAATCAACATTACAACAATCTTTTGAACCTTTTCAAAGAGCTGAGTTTTTATCTAATATTTATGCTGCTGGACCTAAATCTCAATCTACAGTAACAGCTGCAACTTCACCACAAACTAGTCCATTAGCACAATCTATTGGAACTGGTATAAGTGCCTTTCAAGCATTCCAAGGTATGCAGGGAGGGAGATAATGTCTCTCGATAAAGTTTTAAACAGACCATTGTTTCGACAACAAGCTTTAAGAAAAGGTGCACTGAAACCTGTTAAAGCTAGAATAGGTCAAATGGTAGGTGCACCAACTATTAACACAACAGGTCAGATGGCAAGAAATTTTCCTTTAACTGTAAATCAACAAGGATTTTTTGGAAGGAATATTAGACCTGCAATGCAAAGGTCTGGTAGATTTTTAAAAAGCCAATTCGGATTACGTCCTTTAATAGGAGCATCAGGAACATATCAGTTATCAAGTGACATTATGAATAAACTTGGTGTAACAGGGCCAGTTGCTACAGGTATAAATACTTTAGCTGGTTTTGCTGGAGTTACTCCAATTGGAAGAGCTGTTGGAACAGGTTACTTAGGTTTAAAAGGTTTAGGTTTATTAGCGGATAAAATAAGAAGAGATAACTTTAGTCCTAATTTAGAATACGGAACGACTGCTGGTCAGGTAACTGGTTTAGGCGGTGAACCATTAGCAAATATAGACACTTCAAATTTGTTTGGTGCAATAGATCCATCTAAACCAAAAGGTAGAGGTGCAATCAAAAAAGCACAAGAAGAAAGAAAAAAACTTGCTCAAGCAGAGGGATCAGAAATGGGAATAATACAACCTGATGCATTGAAAGAATCACAAAACGAAACACAAATTGGTAAAACAAAAGTTGCTGATTTAAATAAAGTAGTAAAAAATAAACGTGGTGAAATTTTAAAAGAAACTGTACCAGTTCAAACAATTACACAAGTAACTCAACCTAGTGGTATAGATGGAGGACTTAGTGATCCTGTAGGTATTGAAGGTAAAGATATTTCATCTAAACCACCTGCTCCTGTGGAAGAACCAAAACCTTTACAAAAAGCCCAACAAATTTATAATCAATCTCGACAAGGTAAAGGCACAGAAAAACCTATTGGTGGTAAATTATATACAACAAGTTTAATTGAAAGAGCTAAACAAATAAGAAGTGAATTAGGACAAGACCCACAAGGCGATCTTGCAAGAACAACTTTCTTATCATCTTTAGCAGCTGGTCTTATGGCAGGCACAACAAGAAAAAGTGGCTTGGGCGGTGCTTTAGAAGTTTTAGGTAATGCCTTAGGTCCAGCAGTAAATAACTATGCTGTAATGAAACTTAAACAAAATGAATTAGAAAATAAATCTATGGAAACTTATTTAGGGTTTGCTCTGGATGAAATGAAATTATTTAATGAAGCTGCAGCTGGAGAACCTTTTGATGGTGAACTAGGTGTCGTACAATTCATTGACGACAACGGTAATACAATAAATGTAAAAGGTAGACAAACAAAAGACGGAACAATTGAATTTGCTACAGGTCAAATAGGTCCTAGAGGTAATGAAATTTATGCATCTATTTCTAGTCAAGCAAATGTTCCTGGTTTTGGTAAAGTAAATCAATTTTTAAATAAGAAAACAGTAGATCAAGAAACAATTAAAATTGGTGATACTTTATCTAATAGATATAAAACATTTAAAATTACCAATGATGTGTTAGATACAATAGCTAAATTTCCTAAATCTGTTGGTCCTGGTGGTGTTATAAATTTATTTAAAACACGTGTTGGATCTGCTTTATCTGATTTAGGATTCTCGTTTGGTTCTTCAAAAGAAGAGGCAAGAGGTATTGCAGATGCATATAGAGCTCAAATAGAAGCCTCTGATTTACCAGAAGATACTAAAAATAGATTATTGAAAAGCACCAAATTTAATAAACTTTATAAAGATGCAGAAGATAGAATTAGAGATGCAGCAAAGGATAGAGGAGAAAAAGTAGACGCTGAAACTTTAGAATCCCTAGCCGTTGCAGAAACAACATTAGTATATGCCTTAGCTAACTCGTTTAAAGATAAAGATAGATTGACTGCTAGAGACGTAGCAGCTGCTGAAAAACTTGTAAACCTATTTACATTAACTAGAGGTTCTGATTCAGTTGAAGCATCAATAAGAGCGATTGGTAAACAACTTCAAGATGATATTATTAGATACGAAAATGATTATAGAAGAATAGGCGGACTAGAGAGAACACTTCAAAATATGAGAGTTCAAAATCAATTTAGATTGCAAGAAGGTCAAACAGTAACTGATACATTTATAAAAACTTTAGATGATGCTGGTTTATTAGAGGAGTTTAATAAATAATGGCAACAATAGAACAATTACAACAACAACTTGATAATAGATCTTTGGACCCTAATACACTTAGTCCTAAGCAAAGAAAAATTATTGATGAGTTAATCAGAAGAAAAAAACTTACGGGTCCTTCAATGTCTCAACTATCTGAACAAAGAAAGGCAGTAGCTAATCAATTAGCTACAGAAGAAGAGTTTAGAAGAGATCCCATAGCTACAGCGTTAGCTGCAGAAGATTCTTTTTTTAAAGGTAGACCAACAGCTGTATTCGCTGGAGATATAACAGGCTCTATAGCCCCTTACTTAACAATGAGAGAACAAATTTACGGTGCAGCTAAATCAGGTAATCTTTGGAAAAAAGGTCCTGGTAAAATGGCACAGGTGGCTGGAGCAGTAGCAGATAAATTACCAGGTAGATTAAAATTATTAGGCGGTGCATTTAAATTATTAGGTAGAGTTGCAGATGTACCAACAAAAGTTTTACAAAGTCCATTAGGTAGAGCTGAGATATATTCTATTTTAGGTGGGACGGCAGGAGCAGGAGCGGGTTCAATTACATATGATATGTTGAATGAGCAAGCAGGAACATTTATAGCATCTCAAATATCTGATCAATTTGCAGATCTTAAGCCAGGCGAGGTAGATGCAGACATAACACTTAATGCATTAAATGAAATGAAATCAGCATTGATGTGGAATACAGGTGCATCATTACTTACACCATTAATTGCAGGACCTTTAGGTAAAGCAGGTAAAAAATTATTTGGTACAACAGGAGCTAAACAAAAAGAATTGGCAGAGTACGCACGAGACAAGGGTTTACCTATTCCATTAATTCAGGCTATGAATGATGGTCCTTTAACAAGTGTTGGAAAAGGTTTCTTTAAAACTGTTGGTGTATTTCCATTCATAGGCCCGATAGCTAACCAAGCTTTTCAAGGTGCAGAACAAAAAGCAGGTAAAATGTATTTAGATCAATTAGCTTCTTACGCACCATTGATGAAAACAGGAGCTTTATCTCATTCTATTTACAATCAAGCTGCTAAAGTATTTAACGATAACATGGATCTTATTGGTTCTAAGTATGATGCTTTTGAACGGCTAGCGGACACCGTAGGAAATCCTGCAATAATTAAATTGGATAAAACTGTAGCAAAAGCTCAAGAATTAAAATCTTCTTTTGGTGATTTATTTCCTTCGACTGAACGAGCTTTTACATCTAAAAATATAGACGAAGTATTAAAGCAATCAGGTGACCCCATTAATTTATTCTATGATGCAATGGATGCCATTGGAACTAACATGATTACACCTAAACAATATAAAGGTGTTATACAAATGTTAAATAACGCAATACAAGGCACAGATTATAGAACATTAGGCAGACAAATGTTTATGATAAGAGAAGCATTAGAAAATGATTTTAATGCCTTTGGTGCAAACCTTACAAAAGGTGCTTTTTTACAAGACCAAGGTATTAAGGCTACATTTGATGGTCTAGCCAAACAAAGTCCAGAAAGAGCAGAGGCTTTTATACAAGGTAATATAAGAAATGCAGAAAAATTAAGAGATAAGTTATACGATGCTAATGCTACATTTAATAAAGTATTAAACATGTACACAACTCCTGCTGCAGCAAGATCATTACAGAAGTTTGATAGAACATTATTCACTAACAAAGGCACATTTGGAATTGTGGGTAGAGAAGCTATGCCTAGAGATTTATTGTTTTCTACAATGGAAAGAGATGTGTTTCAATCTAACTCTCCTGAAGCATTAAAAAGTTTTAAAACTTTAATAGGTGCAGAGGGTAAATACGCAACAGAGAATGGCAAACAATTATTTAAAGCAGCTAAAGCTAGATATATGTTTAATGCATTTCTAGATTCTTTTGATTCAGCGACAGCGCCACAAGCCAAATCTGTTTTCAGAGATACAATTGATTTAGCTCCAGGTGTCAAAGCTGGGACTGAATATGCACAAGATGCTATGGAAAGACTAGGAACTGACACAATAGAACGAGCGAGAGGTTTTAGCATTGATGATGTTAGACAAGGTAATGGAATATTTGATGTAAAAGACATCAGATTCTCTCCAGAAGACTTTGCTCAATTTAACATTAACAAATTTATGAATAAACTTGGTATTGGTAAAGCGACTGAAGATCTTGGTCGAGATAAAATGATTGAGATGTTAGGAAAAGAGGGAGCAAAAGATTTTTATGGATTTACTAATTACATGAAATCAATATCTGACATACCAGTATCAGATACATCTACATTCTTACAAAGAAGATTTACACTAGGTTCTTTTGGATCAGTAGCTGGTGGTATGTTTATTGGTGGTGCAGCTTTTGCTGTCAATCCATTTGCACCTGCAATATTCTTATTGATGGCAAGAAGAGCAGGTCTAATGCTTACAGATCCAACAGCTTTGAGATATATGAATGATGCATTACTACCTGAGGAACAATTAAAATTATTAAAAGGTAAATCTATAGGTGAAGTTCAAAAAGGTTTGTTTGGAACTACAAGAAAGTTTACTGGTAGAAGTATTAATCCAAAACTTACAGCAGTAGGACTTACAAGAAAAAGAGATGCATTTGCAAGATTATATAATTACTTTGCAGATCAAGAACAAGATTTACCGAGAGTTGATCCAAGAAATGTAGACCCAAAAGAAATACAGGAAAGACTATTAAATTTATCTTTTCAAATACCACAACCTATTTATGATGATAAAAACTTACCTAAAGATGTTGTTGAGACTATGTTTGCTGGAGACTTCTCAAAACCATCAGGAGATACTGCATTAGATAATGATATGGTTGCTTATCTAAATAGAGTTGTTGAAGCAGATACTGAAACAGTTTTAGAACAAGCTCAAAGAGATCAAGAAGC